GCTAGAGTTTTAGCAACTAATAAAACTGATTTAGGAAATAAATTAAGTGATGCTAAACGAAGACAGCTTACAGAAGAACTAATAGATTTAAATATAAATCCAGCTGAAGCAATAGCTTGGTATAAGAGAAGTGCTTTACCTAATGGTAAATTAAATGAAAATTTTGCTAAAGGATTAACTGATGATGGCAAAGTATGGCAAGTAGGCATGGCTGGAAAAGAAAAAGATTTTATTGCTAACGCACAATTTAATAAAAAATTAATAGAAGGTGCAAATAGATTTACAAAAGAAATTATTTTAAATCCTAGTGTTCAAGAAGCAAATAGACCTTTATGGTTTTCAAATCCTAATGCACAATTTTTAATGCAGTTTGCTGGTTATCCTACTGTATTTACAAATACTGTATTAAGAAAATTTGCTAGAGAGGTTGCAAAAGATGGTGGTCGAAGAGAAATGTATAGAGTAGGTAGAATATTACCTACAGTTATGTTAATGACTGCAGTAGCTCATGTAGGAAATGAGCTAAGAAGTAATGGTAAAGCAACATATAAATTTGGAACTGATGAAAAAAAATCAAATCCTGAAATTATTAAAGATGCATGGAGAAGATGGGGTGGTTTAGGTCCTTTAGATTATGCAGAAAGATTTGCTAATGAAAGAGAAAGAGGAACAGGTTTTGTAGCTGAAACTGCAAAATCTTTTACTGGTCCAATACCTCAAGATATAATAGATTCTGTATTATATAGAAAAGGATTAGGAGAATTAACTATTACTAACCTACCTTATTTTCAATTATATGATAATATTTTTGGAGAAGGAACTAAAAAGAAATTAAAATCTTTTGCAAGAGGAAGCACTCCTAGAACAAAAACAATACCTACTAGATTAGATTTTGAACGAGGTGGATTAGTTTATAATGTACCTAATGTTCCTAATGAACCAGATGAAAGACTTGACAAAGTTACTAAACAAATGTATAATAGTACTTCAGAGTCTGTGCAGGATGTAGAAGACAGAGCATTAAAAGGACAAATGGAAGGATTAGGTTTAAGAAAAGAATATAAATTTGGTGGTTTAGTTACAAAATTTTTAACATTTGGAAATGATATTGTTAAGAATTACAAAGCAAATAAAATATCATTTGAACAAGCTAATAAAGAATTTACAAAATTAGAGTCTTCAGCAAAAACAGAGCAACAAAAAATGTTTACTGATTGGTTAAAAACTCAACATGAAGATATTGTTAATGAATTAAGAAGGTTTGAAAATAAAATAAATGAGCAAATGGGAATGCCAAAAGATGAGGATATAGCCATGTATGCTTTTAATCAAAATTTTTATGAAGAACAAATTAACAATCATCCTTTTATAAAAAAATTTATTAGAGAAAATCCAGAAGCAGAAAGAATAAAAAAATTATTAAATCAAAAAGATGATATATTTGTTGATATGTCATTACATTTTATGAATCCAAGTAAAGGATTTAAAGGATTAAAATATTTAAATAAAGGATTTCAATTAGATGAAGTAGGAAAGAAAAGACGACAAAAATTATCAAGAAAAAAATATGGAAAAGATAATATGGGAAATGAAGGTCCAATTGATATGGATTTAAATCCTAAAGATGCTAAATTAATTGAAGAAGAAGTTCCATTTACTAATACTTCTCCAGAAGAAGTTAAAGATACGAAAATTATAGATGAATTAGAAAAGAAAAGACAAGAAAAATTATCACAAATAAGTGTATTTGATAGAATGAACTCTTTGCTTTCTAGACCAATGCCTAAAAAATTAAAAAAATTGCGTAAAACAATAGATAATAAATTAGATAAACTAAATGAAAAATATTATAAAAATGAAAATGTAACTTCTATAAATAATTTTGGTCCAAATAGTGAACAGAGAGCACAATTTATAGAAAATCATGCTGCTTTGTTTCATAATTTTCATGCTGAAAATCCTACATCAGGAGAAACAATTTCAACATTTATAAAAGAAATAAAAAATATGGGTTCAGATGTACCACCATTACCAGATATTTATAATAAGTTATCAAAAAATGAAATAAAAGATTTAGAAAAATTATTTTTAGAACACAATATATTATATAATAAATATAAATATCAAGGTTTAGATGATTAAAGGAATAAAATATGAACATAGAACAATGTAAAGCTGAAATAAAAAGACACGAAGGTGAAGTGTTAAAAATATACAAAGATAGTTTAGGCTATAAAACTTTAGGCATTGGACATCTTTGCCAACCTGAAGACCCTGAGTATGCTTGGGAAGTAGGAACTAAAGTATCTCAAGAAGTTGTTGATATGTATTATGAACAAGATTTTAAAAAACATCATGAAGAAACTATACATGTATTTGGAACAGAGGAAGAATTTTATTTACTACCAGAAGTAATACAACATGTATTAGTTAATATGTGTTTTAATTTAGGTGGTACAAGATTATCTAAATTTAAAAATATGTTAGCTGCTTGTCGTAAACATGACTGGGCTGAAATGGCTAGACAAATGGAAGACAGTCGTTGGTTTAATCAAGTAGGTAGAAGAAGTATTGAATTACAAAAACAAGTATTAGAATGTTGCAACCTTAGAGAAATAAAATGAAAAATATGTTAAAAAATATAGTAGGTGCTGTAGCTCCAACATTAGGAACTGCTCTTGGTGGTCCTATGGCTGGTATGGCTGGTAATATGATTGCTGAAGTTTTAGGTGTACCTAATAATCCTAAAGCTATAGAAAAAGGTATAGCAGAAGCTACGCCTGAACAGATGTTAGAACTTAAAAAAGCTGAACAAGCTTTTGAAGTTCAAATGAAAGAACTTGATGTTGATGTATTTAAACTAGAAACACAAGACAAACAAGATGCAAGAAGTAAATTTAGTAAAGACTGGACAGCTCGTATCATGGGCATAGCTACAGTAGGTGGTTTTTTAGGATATATATTTTTAGTAACATTACAACCACCAGAGCAGAACTCTGAAGCTCTTATAAACTTAGTATTAGGTTATCTTGGTGGTTTAGCATCAGCAGTAATTAGTTTTTACTTTGGAGCTTCCAATACAAACGACAAATAAAAGGAGATAAAATGTCAAAAGGAGAAATAAATAGAAATTTTTTTGGACCATTACTTATATTAACTTTAATGGCAATGTCGTTTGCTGCAAGTGCAGATGACTGTACTGCTGGTACACAATATTGTGAAGATAATAATTTAACTACAACGAATAATACAACTACAACAAATACTAATACTAATAATAATACTAATACTAACACTAATACTAATACAAATACTAATACAAATACTAATACAAATACAAACACTAATACTAATACCAATAATAATACTAATGTTAATACATCAACTAACACAAATAATAATACTAATACTTCCACATCTACCAGTACTAATACCAATACTAACAATAATATTAACACAACTACATCTAACTCTACTGTAAACTCTACAGTAAATCAAAATGTAAACAATAATACTAATTCTACTACTAATAATACAAATACGAATAATAATACAAATATTAATAAGTCTACTTCAGACTCTAATGTTACTACTAATAATACTAATAACAATAACAACAATACAACATCTAATAATACTAATAGAAATATTAATGAGTCTAACTCAACACAAACAATAAGACAAGAAATAAAAAGTAAAGCACCTCCTGCTTCTGCTATAGCACCTAGTATTATGTCTTACTCCCAAGACCTTTGTACTGTTGGTCGTTCTGGTGCTTATCAAGGACAAGTATTTGGTATTTCTACAGGAAGAACAGTTACTGATACTAACTGTGAACGATTAAAACTTTCTAAGTATCTTTACGATACCGGCATGAAAGTAGCTTCAGTTTCAATACTATGTCAAGACCCTAGAGTATTTAAAGCTATGGAAATGGCTGGTACTCCTTGTCCTTATCAAGGTAAGATAGGTAAAGAAGCTTCTAACGCTTGGTCAGAAAATAAATCTAAAAGACCTGATGCTAAAGAACAATTAAAACTTTTTATAAAAGAATGTACTAACGATGAAAATCCTAAAAGGGATAACATAAATAAAGATGTAGTTGGGTTAGTAAAGAAAACCTATACAGCTAAAACTAAAACTAAAAGACAATGCAAAAAAGAATTTTATGCTACGCAATAGCGTGTCTATTAAGTCTTAATGTCTTTAGTGATTATATCTATGAAGGCAATCAATCTTTAATAGACCTTACCAATCAATTAAATACAACTAATTTAAACTCTGGAGATGACCAACTTTCTTCTCCTTTTAATTTAAATTTTACTTTTAATTTTTATGGAGAATCTTTTACATCTGCTCGTATGGCTACTAATGGATGTCTTCATTTTGGGTTAGGTACAGGTAATATAAATTATAATAATTACTGTGGTGATTATACGCCTGACCCACTTCCACAATATAATTATACTTTATTTCCATTTTGGACTGACCTTATTAGAGATAGTAACTCTAAAATGTTAGCCAAAAACTTTGATGATAAAACAGTCTTTGGTTGGTATGACATGCGTGAATATAATCGTTCATCTGATAATAGTTTTGAGGTTATACTTTGGCACAATGACTCTTATGAGTTTAGATATGGTGAGTTAGATATTATCAACCATGATGTTTTAATTGGTGAGCAAGGTAAATCAAATGAAATATATACCTATTATTATCACGATGAATGTAATACAGGAACTACCAACACTTCAAGTTGTTACAATTATGACTGGAATAACTCTGATAAAAACGATAACTTAGAAAATGGTGGTTCTTTATATTATTCACCAATAGATTGTAGTAATCCTTTAAATGATACAAGTTGTACAGGTTATGCTGATGCATATCAAGCACAACAATGTGATATAGACCAGTTATATTCTGAATCATGTCCTTACTATTGGGAAGCCTATGATGACCTGCAATGTGATTTAGACCCACAATATGCACCATTCTGTCAAGGTTATAGGCAAGAAAATTCAGTAGCTTACTTTGAAGAAGACTTTAATTATGGTTATCAAGAAGAGTATGACATGTATGACACTTTTGAAGAACCCGAAGTATTTGAAGAATATGTATTTGATTTTGAATTTGATTTTTTTGAAGAGCCTGAGTTAATATTTGCAGAAGAAATAATCTTTGAACAGCTACAACCACTTGATGAATTTATAGAACCTCTTCCATTTATAAGAGAAGAAGAAGTCTTTTTACCTGTTGAAGATTTAATGATTGAAGAGTTTGTATTTCAAGAAACATTTATTGAAGAAGTGGAGGATTGGTTTGAGGAAGAGACAATTATTGAAGAAGAACTTGCGTATGCAGAGGAGTCGGAGGAAGAACTTATTGAGGAGATTATTGAAGAAGAAGAAGTCATAGAAGAAGAAATACAAGAAGAAGAACTAATTGTTGCTGAAGTAACATCTGAAGGTAAGAGTTCGATAAGTAGAGAAATGGCATTAAACATTGTCTCCTCCACTTTAAACACAGCTCAAGCTAGTGTTAGTGGCACTACATCAGGTAACTCTATACATTCTACTGGTGGCACGACAGGAGCTTCTAGCGTATCATCATCTAGTTCTGGTGGTGTAAGCATTAGTAATTCACCTAGTATATCAGAACAATTTGCATCTTCTACTGCACAAAACAATCAAGTGTTAGAAATGAGTTCTAATATTACAAGCTCTACAAGTGTTGAAACTGAAACAGTTGAAACAATGAGTGTTGCAGTTGATACAACATCTACTCAAACTTTACAAAGTCAAATAGATGTATCGGTCTCTACAGATTCATCAGCTACAGAAACAGAACAAACTGTAGCAAATATTGTAGCTCAAAACTTACAAGATGCTCAAGAAGATTTTGAAGCTAACCAAGAAGAAACAGGTGAGTATGGGTCAGAAAATACTATCATAGCTTATATGGGATTTGTTCCTGACTTTAATAAGTATAGATTAGTAAATTTACCTGACCAAGAAATATGGTACGAACCAAAAGATATATATGCTAACAATATGTTGTCAGATAATATAGAAGGTTTTTATCAAATGGCAGGTCAGAGTTTAGAAACCCTGATTAAAATAAAAGAACTACAACCAAAATTATAGGAGAATATTATGGATTGGTTACAAAATAAAACAACACAGTTTATTGCATTGATGGGTATTATTGGAACTCTTGCAGGGTTTGGGTATCAAGGAGCAGAGTATGTTAATAGATTAGAAAATCTTGAAGCTGCTGTTGGTGGTATTGCAGATACTGAAGATGCTCAAAATATAATTGAAGAAAGGTTTGGTAAGATAGAAACATCAGTTCAGTTTTTAGAAAAAGAAATAGACAATATATCTGTTCCTGATGTAACTGAAATTAAAACTGACATTGCTACAATTAAAGCAGACCTTGAAACTTTAGCTAGAGATATATCTAAACTAGAAAATGAACTAGAAAGTGGTAATCCTTTAGCTGGTTAAATGAAAAAAGAAACAAAAAAGAAAATACTTCAAGCAGCTAATCTTTCTCCTAGTGAATATTGGATAGAAAAAATTGTAGAAGTACACCCAATGAGACAAGTAACTATTATGTCTGTTGTACAATTTAGTGTATTTATGTTTATGTTACTATCTTTTAAAATAATATCATTTTTATTCTAAAATAAAGAAAATTAACCTCACAGGATGCTCGAGGTTAAACATTTAGAGGGTAGTTAATACCTTTGCTTCAAAAAGAACTATTATTTAACCACGAGCTTCTCTGTGCCTCTGAGAGGATTTAGCTATTTTTAACCAGAAATCTTAATCTTTTTTGGTCTTTCGTTGTCTGGTATGTTTTTTTCTAGTATAATTTGTAGAATACCATCAGACATTGTAGCTTTTTTAACTTCCACATGTTCTGCAAGAGCAAACGATTTGTAAAACTCTTTAGTAGAAATACCTTTGTGAAGAAATTCTGCTCTTTGTATTCCTGTTTTGTCTTCACGACACACAGAAACTGTCAAAGTATTATCATCTAATTCAATATCAACTTCAGATTTTTTAAATCCTGCTATTGCTATTCTAATAATATACTTATCATCAGTATCATTTATTTCTTCCTTAAGAATATCATAAGGTGGATAGTTTGATGAAGGTATTGATGCTCTGTGTAATGTATTAAAGATATCATCAAACCCTACCGAGAACGGGCTGAACTGCCCAAATGCTTTTATATTTGTCATATTAACTCCTTTTATAAAGCAAGTTTATGAGTGCCGACCTTTCGCACACTCTTCTTATATTATAGTGTCTATTCTAAATTTGTCAAGTATATTTTTGTAAAATTTTTAATTTTTCATTATTCGTGCATTTAAATGAGCTTCTATATAATTATGTATATCATCTAATTTAATTGTGCCTTCTCTAACAATAGTTTTTAGTGTTTCATATTCTTCTGTAGTTAAATAAGGTTTAAGTTTTTTAATATCAGTTGATGTTCTTTCAGTTACTAATTTACCTGCTCTATTGTAAATAAATTTATATCCTAAAAGAGTAGCTTCTTTATTCTTCATTTAAATTACTAAAGGTAATACTATCTTGTCTACCTCTTAGTCCTGCTTTCATATATGTAGTTGCTCTACCTTCAAAAAAGTTTTGATGTTCAACACCCATAACTTCATCTATCCAACCAAGAGGATTTTCTTTTTGGTCATAATTAGTTTTAAGACCAAGTTGTAATAATCTTCTATCGGCTATATATCTATTGTAAGCATACATATCTTTTTTAGTTAATCCTTGTAAGTCTCCCATTTCAAATACTAAATCAAGAAATTTATCTTCAAGTGTTACCATTTGTCTACATATTTCATATAATTCTTTTTTGAAATCATCAGTCCATATATCTATGTTTTCTTTTATAAATTCTCTAAACAGTTTAGTCATTGCTTCTACATGCATTGATTCATCACGAATAGAATATGTTACTATCTGACCCATGCCTTTCATCTTTCCAAACCTTGGGAAATTTAACAAGATTGCAAAGCTACTAAATAATTGTAGTCCTTCTGTAAAAGCAGAGTAAACTGCTAGAGTTTTAGCTATAGTTTTTTTATCAGACTTTGTAGGTTTAAAGTTAGAAACATAATCATGTTTATCTGACATCTCTTCATAGTCAGCAAAAGCTTTATATTCTATATCAGGCATACCTACTGTATCAAGTAGTAAGCTGTAGGCATGTTGATGTATAGATTCCATGTTAGCAAAAGATGACATCATCATTCTTGCTTCTGGCTTTTTAAATGTACGCATGTACTTATCAATGTACCCACTAGCTACATCTACATCTGATTGAGTAAACAATCTAAATATTTGTGTAAGTAAATTCTTTTCTTTGTCTGTAAGTTCTTGCCAATCCTTTACATCTGTGTGTAATGGTACAGACTCTGGCATCCAATGCATTTGATTTTGTAATACATAGTAATCAAACATCCATGGATATTCAAATGGTTTATAATAATCTCTCGTGCCTAACAAACTCATGAAAGTTCTCCTTTAGTGTTTTTAATTTATCTTCTGCGTTAGCTAACTGTTCAATTAATTTGTCCATAGATTCTATAGTATCATCATGTTCAGCTACGCCAACACCCCGTTCTAGGTAAACTAGAATATTAGTTTTAGCTTTTTCTATATCAGCTTCGTATTGTTTTTCTAAAGCATTATATAAATTTAATTTCATATTATCCCTCACAGGCTATACATTCCACATCATCTAACTTGATTCTTGGAACTTTAATGTTTACATTTTCTACATTTCTAGCTGCGTTAGACCTAAAATAGTAGAGTGATTTTAGTTTATTCATACCATACCAATGCACATCATTAACATACTGCATGTATTCATCATGCTTGTCTTGGTCTTCTGTTGCTTTTGGTAAAGTAAAAAATAAGTTTACCGATTGTGCTTGACATATATATTGTTGTCTTTGATATGCATGTTCGACAATCCATATTTGATTTATTTCATTTGCTGTTTTAAATATTTCTTTTTCTTCATCTGTAAGAATATCTAAGTGTTGTACTGAACCATCTTTACCTGCTATATCTTTCCAAACTAATTCAAGTTCTTTTTTACTAAGTTCTTTAGTGCTTAAAACTTTTACAAGATATTTATTTTTAACTTGATAACTACCTGATAAAGTTTTGTGAGTATATGCGTTGGCACGATAAGGCTCAATAGAAGGACTAGTACCGGAACAAATAATACCAGAACTAGCATTAGGAGCAATAGCAAGAAGATTAGCATTACGCTTGTCATTACCATGTAAATCAGGACATTCACCCCGTACATCAGCAAGTTTTTTAGTAGCTTTATTAGCTTTGTTTTTAATATGTTTAAATGCTTGATGATTGAAGCTGGTTGCCAAAACTCCCTCGAAAGGAATATTTCTAGACTGGAGGTAAGCGTGGAAACCCATTGCACCCAAGCCCAACGACCTTTCTCTATAAGCCGAATAAGCTGATTTGGCATAGCCTTCTTTACCTTCTTTAATATATTTTGTAAACCTTTTAAAATTTGCACTATATCCTCCTAGTTGTGTAGTGTCTACTGCGTTTTCAATATAATGTTCTATTATATTATCTAACATAGTTATTAAATCTTCAATAAAATAATTATCATCAACCCATTTATCAAAGTGTTCTAAATTAACAGAAGATAAACAACATACTGCTGTTCGTTCTTCATTAGTTGGTAGTGTTATTTCAGAACATAAATTACTTTGTCTAATTTTTAATCCTAAATTTTGTTGCTCTTTAGGGAGAGCCTTATTACAAGTATCAATGTTAATCATGTAAGGCTCTCCAGTTTCAGCACGAGCATTTATTATTTGAAACCATAAGTCTCTAGCATTAATAGTTTTAACTGCCTCATTAGTTTTAGGGTCAATTAATCTCCAGTCTTCATTATTTTTTACAGCTTCTAAAAATGCATCTGTTATATTTACTCCATTGTGTAAGTTAAGACATTTACGATTTATATCCCCACCAGATTCTTTTCTTATGTTAATAAACTCCTCAATCTCTGGATGACTTATGTCCATATATGCAGCGTAAGAACCTCTTCTAGTTGTGCCTTGATTAAAGGCTAACATCTGAGAATCTACCACATGCATGAATGGAATTGAACCAGTAGAACGACTGCCATGAGTAGTAGAAATACCGTTGCTCCTAATATCGCCCCA